TTAAACGACTGTTGCCGATAGATGTTTTTTTCTTAATACGAGTAATTTTTTCTTTAACCCAAGTCTTAGGCATTCTTTTTCTTTAACTCTCTTTCACGAAGTAACAACATCAAGTCATGCCATCGGTACATACGTTTATTAACGTCATCCCAGTACCAACCTTTAACTGTTTTTGTTTCTGGCATCTAACAATTTAAATCTAGCTTGTTGTTCTAATCTTGCTCTAGCAGTTTCGTCTCTAAGTTCTGCTATATCTTCTTGTGCATCAATTCTTTCTCTATCAACATTTATTCTTTGTTGGGCTTCTTGAATTTTTCTTTGTTCAGCTGCTAAGAATTGTTGTTGCTCTATAGATAACTCTTGACCTTTTAGAGCAAGCTCTTGTTTTCTAATTGCAACTAATGGATCTTCGTCTTGAGGAGAAGCGACTTTCTGATTGTACTCTACTAACAACTCAGCAAGTATTGGAGCTGAGAATTGTGCCAATATATCGCCTGCTTGAATAGATAAGTTTTGTGCTTCTTCTGGTGATGCTTGTTGAGCCTGTTGTTGTAACTGTTGGAACTGTTGCATAACTTCTGGTGGCATTTGTTGTTCACCTAATATATCTGCTTTCATTTGTAAATGTTGCATGATATGAGAATGTATCAAAGCTTGAACCTGAGCATTCATTTGAACAGGTGGTGTATTTAACAAAGACATATGAATAGCAATATGTGCATCATGATTTTGTTGTGGGAATGCTTGAGCTTGTTGACCTAATAACAGTTGATTATTTTCAAAACCAGCCTCTAAAGGAAGTGGATCTGTTGGAGGAGGTGGTGTAAGTATTTGTTCAACATTATCTACACCAATCGCTGCATACATTCTTTTGTAAGCTTCGTAAGTACCGTTAGGGCCATGAACTTGTGGGTTAGATTGTACTAACTGCATCATCTCTTGCGCCATAGCAATTCTTTGTGACTGACTAAATATATCTGGGTTAGATATAGGGAAGATGTCTACCCTTTGATCAAAGTCAGATAACTTAATTGTTGTTTCATTATTTGCTACTGCATATGGATATTCTTGCGGTAAGTATTCTTTAAATACATCAGCCAATATTTTAAATTCTTTCTTTTGAGAGTTATGCAGCCTTTTATGAATAGCCGATAATACTTTTGTAGATCTTTCTAATAAAGCTAGTGTAGTTCCTACAGGAGCGTTTGGATTGCCTTGTCCTGTATTGATCTCTGCAATAGATGCAAATTTTTGACCTGAATTTACTAGAATATTTAATAAACTAAGAAGTGTGCCACTCGGTTCTTTAAATGGTAACGGTTGTATTGAATCTCTAAGAGATCCTCCAGGAGCATCAACATCTCTAAACTCTCCTGGTTGTATAGGAGTATCTTCATCTCTAATTCTTATGCCTCTAGTTTTAAAACCAGCAGGCAAGTTTGCTAAAGTTCCTGCATCAATTAGCTGTCTCATAATTGAAGTAGATGCTTTAGATAAACCACCAATCATATGAGTTAAACCAAATCCGTAAAAACCTAAACCAGGCAAAAATTTAAAATGTACAAAATACTCTATTTTATTTTTAAGTTCGTCATCTTCTTTATAGTTTCTTCTAACAGACAAAATTTCGTTTGAATTAGCATCTATGGTAACGATATAAGGAAGTTTAATTCCTGTTAGTTCGCCCTCTTCGTCAACGTCTTCGTAACCGTCAAGCTCTAAATTACAATGAACTTCATATAGAACAGATACTTCTCCATCATCGTAAGATGGCTCCATACCAGATAGTTTGTCTATTTCTTCTTTAACACCAGAATAGTTTTCTGCGTTATCACCACTTTCTAAATCTATCTTTCTGTAAAAACCTAATGCTTGTAATTTTCTAACTTCGTTTTCTGATATTTTTACAACATTAGTAATTCTAGGACAAGTTTCTAAATCGGTTGTGTAGTAAGGAACAATTAAATCTTCAGGCGCAATAAACTTAGATACAGCTCTACCTAAACTTTCATCATAATAAACTTTCTTAAATGCAGATCCTGCTAACGGTAAATAAAATAATAATTGGTCTAATTCTTGATCAAATTCTTCCATTATATGAGTAATTTGATAGTTCATGAATTCTTTAACTCTTTGCGCTTGTTCTTCTATCAAAGAATCATAAGCCCCTATCACTTGAGTTTTAACTGGACCACCTGACGGCAAAAGTTCTTTGTAAGCTTGAGCTTGGAAGGTTGTTACAGCTTCACCTAATAATGGATGTATAACACCAGATGCACCTTCAAAGGGTTCAGATCTTTCAGCATCAAACCTCATGCCTAAGTATTCAAGGCCGTCTTTATAAGTTTTTTCCCAATCTTCTCTTGAGGCTTTATCTTTCTCAATACCAGCCATCAATTCATTAGATATGTTTGCTAATTGTTGGTCGTCTAAAATTTCTGCTAAGTTTTCGTCAAAACCTGTTTCTACTTCTTCAGTCATGGTTTCGCCTAAAATAGCGCTACCATCTTCTTGCATCTCAAAACCATCTGCCCCTGACTCCATAATTGCTTCAATAGCAACTTTCATGTTTTCTTGGCCAAGAGGCACTTGATTTTCTTCGTTTAAAACCGTTGGATTAATTTCTTTTTCTATTGCCATTAGTGTAGTACTCTTTTTTCTTCTTTCTCACTTATAGAACTTGGGAATGCATCAATCAAAGTGCCAACAATTTTTAAATTAAAACGCATAGCTTCTTTTTCTGCGTGATTCCAGCTTTCTGAAATAATACATGGGCCACAAAATGTTGTGCCTTCGTCTTCATATTCTGTAAGAAATATTAACATCATCTTAATAGTATACCCTCTTTACTGGTGCTTTCTCTCTGTCTTCGTAATCATCCCCAAGAGAAACTAAACCACCCTCTCTGAATCTCATCAAAGCTTGAGTCATAGTATCGCATAGGTCATCATTTTTACCAAAAGGAAATGATGCACATTCTTCTATCATCTCTTCTGCAAATTTTCTTTCGGGCGCATAAACCAAACCAGACTCAAAGATAGGCGCAACTGAGTGCATTCTTGTAGACTTGTCATGCCCTCTGGTTGGAGAATAATTAACGACAGGTATGCCTAATCTTCTAAGTTCGTGAGTTAAAGGAGTACCCGAAGCTTTTGCCTCAATCAATACCATATCAGGTTCCCAATATTGGTATTCTTCGTAAGCTACTCTCTTCAATTCTGGAAAATCCCAACGGTCTTTCTGCGCATCTAGTAATATGATGCAATCAGGAGAATCGGGTGTAGGTCTAAATACACCCCACGTTGAAATAGCTGAATAGTCTGCTGTTTCTTTTTTACTAAAAGCCGTATCGTAGCTTTGAATAATATAACTTACTGGAGGCAAAGCTTCGCTTTCCCAAGCATTCCACCACTCTCTTTTGACAATAGAACCTTCTTCAGAGGTAGGTGTCTGCATCCATTGTGCATTCCATTTCTGTACAGGTAAAGAAGCTTTTACTTTTTCTAATTCATCTATAGACCAGAACTCGGGCCATAAAGGATTGTCTGTTTCAGGAAAGATAGCTGGAAACTCTACAACTTCCCATTGGTCAGCTGAAGATTCTTTTTGTGAGTCTAACAACTTAGCCGTTAGATCAATTGAACTCCAACGTGTCATCACAAGAATGATAGCTCCACCAGGCTGCAAACGCTGTCTAGGTCCAGAGGTATACCATTCCCAACAGGCTTCCATAGCAGTAGGACTCAAAGCGTCTTGCTCTGAATGGGGGTCATCAATAATGAGCAGATCCGCACCTCGACCTGTAATAGCTCCTCCTACACCTGCGGCAAAGTATTCCCCGCCTTTGTCAGTTTCCCAACGACCCGCTGATTTAGAGTCTGCTCGTAGTTCTACTTTAGGAAAGATCTGTTTGTATTCTTCAGCATCCATCATATTACGAACTTTACGACCAAACCTTACAGCTAACTCACCTGTATGAGTTGTCTGCATAATTTTTCTTCTTGGCTGCTTACCCATAATCCAAGCTGGAAAATAAGTAGAACAAAATTCAGACTTGGTGTGACGAGGAGGCATGTTAATAATAAGTCTGTTGCATTTACCATTAGCAACGTCCTCTAACTTTTCTGCAAATATTTTATGATGACGGCCACAAATAAACTCAGGCCACATGTGATCAATAAACTCTAGAAATGTTTCTTGACAACCTTGTTGTTTTTTTAATAACTCAAGACGTTCTTTGAGTATAAGTGTTTCTTTGATCTCTTGATCAGAAAGATGTGCTAGGTTCATAAGGCAGCTAGCATATTATCTATACTAACAGGGCCACCTGCATAAAATTCTAATTTCTCAATAAGTGGATTGTTAGCAATTTGCTCTATTTCTAAGTTATCCATATAAATGTTTTTTGGTTTAATGTTTGTTAAATCAACCAAAGCTTCTGATTCTTTATTAGCCATATCAAAAGAATCATAAATATCATCTAAGCCATATTGTCCTTTTAACTCGTCTGTTGCATCATAAAAATCGTAACCCTCATCTACCAAATCATCAATTAAATGACTGTAACTATTTTCCACATTCATCCTAGCCAGATTATTAAAACCTGCGCCAGATTCATCTATTGAGTTAAAAACAGCTGGCAAGTAAGCGTCTATTTTTTCTGCTGGTACTTGATACTCTAAAACAACTGGCTTTCTATACATAGTTACTGCTTCATATTTGCTAGCTGATGTTGGGTCCATATCATCAAAAAGACTACCTTTTTCTCCCTCTTTTAATTTTCGTCCAGTTACATTAGCTTGTTTATAAGCCATCATTTTTGCATGCTCTGGATTTAAAGTAAGACTTGACAAGCCTTCGTCTGGTTTTAATTTGTTAGATTCAGCTATATTTAAATATCTGTATAAATGAACATTACCGTTTTTATCAACTAGGTTGTTTTCTTTTAAATAATTTTGTGTAACATTTTTAATATCTTTACCAGGGCCTTTTGTATCTCTTTTTAAAATATCTGCTACTCTTTCTTTTTGAAATTTATTACGACTGCTTTTTACCCATTCAACAAATTCTTCTAAATCTTCTGCATCTAGATCTATTTTACCCAGACCTTTAACAGTAGTTTTTCCTGCAACAACTGGAGCGCTAGAACTGGTAACATAATCTACCAAAGACAAAGGGTCAGTTACTTTAGGAGTTGGCAATATAAATTCTTTCACATCACCTAAAAAATTAAATGCTTTCTTTAGTTTATTAATAACAGGATCGCCAAAGGTTAAGTCTGGTTTTAAAGGTTTGGTGTACGGACCAATAGGTGTAATAGAGCCTACATCAGGAAGATCGTCTTCTACTGCTCCACCATCCTTAAATGCATCAATACCTTTTTCTTTAACCAGCTTTCTTATATCGTCATCAATTTTAACGTAGGTGCCTGAATATTTTAGATCATCAGCTCCAGCGTCAACTTTACCTATATACTCTTTTGGATCTACTCCTAATTCTTTAAGCATTTTTTCAATTTCTCTTGGCGCATCTTGATCGTAAAGTTTTTCCAAAAACTCTCTCTCTTGACCACCTTCATCTCCTAGTCTTTTTGCGGCTGAGTCTAAAGAAAAACCATCATAATTGTTTGATACAGCTTCTAAAAATCTTGATCTAATTGGAAGTTTGTAAGCTATAGTTTTATTATCTACGGCATAAGGATCCATTTTAATGCCAGGTATATTATCAGTTTTTACCTTAGATGCTCTTTTAAGTATTTTAATTCCGTTGCCCATATCAAAAGTAGGAGATGGGTTGCTAACCATTTCATTAAAATATTTTAACGCTCTGTCTTCGGGGCTGCCTGGACCATACTTTTGCCTCATGGCAGGAGAGCCAGGCTTAATCGCTTCTAATTCATAAAATATTTCATCAAGACTTTTATCAAGAGACTGACTAAAATCTTTTCCTGTTGCGTTTTCTAAGTCTGCCCTGTTTAAAGTAAATTCTGTAATATCCTCAAAATTAGATGGCATTAATTTTAGTTTGCTTTGACCAAGCTTTTCTAAGTCTGCAATATCATCTGCAAGAGATGGAGAATCTAAACTTAAACCTGAATCGTTTATTTTTTTCTGTAACTTTATTTCTTTTCCAGAAAGTTTATTAATTTTAGGCACAACTTTGTTGTATGCATCTTTGGCTTTTTTTGCTTCAACTAATTTTTTTGTATCTTTATATGGAGATACTGAAAAGCTTGCTTTTACTTTTTTTGTAGCATTTATAAAAGGTTCAAAAATGTTTAATTCGCCATTAATATCGTTTGTTGTAAATTCTTTTATTGTTTTTGTAATTTTATTTATAGAATTTTCTATAGATTTAGCAGTAGACTGGCCTCCGCTTTCTCCAGCAAAATTTAATAATTCACCTGGCTCTATAAAGTATTCATCTTTTTGAAAAGGTTTGCCGTTTGCTGTTAATTTAGCTAATCTTTGTTGGTCTTTAATAAAAGCTTTTTGTAGTTGCCCTGGTGACTCTAAATTACTAGTTTTTCTTGCAGCACTAGCAATTGCTTTAAAAAAATTATTGTCTGTTAAAAAAAACGCACTTCCTATGCGATCTTGTCCAAACTCATCACGAATTCTGTTAATGGCAATTGCTAACTTTTCATTTGTTTCTTTTATAATCGGTTTACTTACAATTAAATTTATTTGGTTTACTTTATTTTTAGTAAAAGCTTTTCCTAATTCTTTTGAATAATCAGATTGAATCCTGCCTAAATTTAAAACTTTATCTCCTTTGTCAACTATTGGTTCTGCTGGACCTATAATTTTTGCACTTGAAGGTCTTACAAAAGTAGGCATTTCTAAATCGGCAGCAGCATCAAAGACATAATGAGCTTCATGATCTGCTTTACCGCTATAATGCCTGCCAAGTTCTGATCCTCTTTCATATTTGTCTTTTGGTAAATGATAGGTAAATTCTGTTTCGTTGCTTAAATATCTTTCGTTTCTTGAAGTTAATCTGTTTGGTGCCTCTAACTCTCTTTTAGATACCATTCTTTTTTGTATGCCACCTTTGTCTATTGCGCTTTGGTTTTCTTTAATGTATCTAGCTAATCTTTGTCTGGTAATTTTATCTAAAGGATTTGAAGAATTTACCTCCCTTAAAAGTTTTTCATTCACATCACCAAATTCATCAATTAAGTTAAGTAATTTTAAT